TTAAAAAATATAAACAGTCCAATATTCAACCTGAGAGACACAGGTAATACGGAGGGTTAGTAGCTGCACTATTGTAATAATATAGAAACATAGCGGTAAGGAATCCCCTTCAGGACAAAAATGGAATAGGTGATAGTATATTGAGTGGAATTGATTATGGTTCTTATCACACACTCTTTACATAATCAGTAATGATACCAATGTATAAGACCTATTTTAAATAAAAAAGAAATGTACAAAATTTCCAAAGTAGTGTTGTGTCTAACCAGTAAAACTTCATTTGGTAATATCAATAAAATTTAGTATCTTTATAAAAATTTAATTAATAATCTAAAAAAAACAAAATTATGGCAACAAGAAAAGTTTATACAGACAATGAATCAGAATTAGAAATCGTATTAAAAACAGATGGTACTTTTATTTTTTCAATTAATCCAATTGATTACATTAATGACCTTAGTCACTTTAATTTAGAACTTACTAGAGAAGATGTAATTGAAATGATTAATGACCTTCAGTATTATCTTGATTCACAAAGTAAAAAAACAAATGTATAATGAAATATTCAATGATACAAATACAACCAGAAACCCATCAGTTACTTAAAGCATATTGTGATGAGCATGGATATAAAATCAGCGCAATAGTTGATAAGATAATAAAAAAACATATTTCAGAAGAAACGGTAAAAGAAGACCATACAAAATCTCAAGCATATCTTGAAGCAAAAGCACAAAATGCTAGTAAGAATAAACTTTCAGAAGATATGAGAAGATGCTATTTGGACTTATTAGATACACAAGCTATACAGAATGAATTAACAATTTATGAGTTAGACCCATTAGATAGAGAAATTATAGTAAACAAAACAAAACTTAAAGAAATAAATAAAGCTAAAAGAAATAAATTATGAGTAACAAAATACAATTAAAAAGATTAGAGGATTATCCTGGATACTTTGTATCAAATACAGGTAGAGTCTATTCAAACATACAACCACATAGGACATTCCTAAACGGTGGTGTACCTTATGAAATACAACCTAAACCACACAATAGAGGATATTGGGAAGTTGGACTATTTATAACTGAGAATCATGGCAAGAAAATAAGAAAATGGAGAAGGGTACATCAGTTGGTTGCAGAAACTTTTATAGGTCCAAAACCTGGCAAAGGTTATGAAGTAAATCATAAAGATGGTAATAAAAAAAATAATAATTTAGATAATTTAGAATGGTGTACGAGAAGCCAAAATATTAAACATTCATTTAATATAGGTTTAAGAAATCAAAAAAACACAGCAGTTATCTTTGATGGTAATAGATACGAATCAATTAAAGATTGTGCAACTCAACTTCATATAAATTATCATTCATTATTAACTTATCTACATAGACGTGCAGAACTTTACAAAGGAAAAGAATTAAGATATGCAGATAAATAAATGTATATTCCCTTTTGGGAGTTGGCTAGAAAGCCTGATAAACGTTATTACCTTTGGCTGGGGCAAGGAACTGGCACATTGGATAGCATGGACCTTTTTCAAAACGCATGATTGCGGATGTGAAAGAAGAAAAGATAAATTAGATAAGTTCTTCGGATGTGAGGACTTCGGACAAATAAAGTTATAGGATAATTCCGTTATATTTATATTATATAATATAATATAATGGAAATAGTAACAACACAAGCAATTAATTATGCACCATTCACTTATGAAGAATTTCAAATCATAAAAGCTGAAATGGATGCAATCGGGGTATATCTACCATCAGATGTAAACGCACAAAGAAAGTTATGGGAAAATTGTACGAGAATAAGAGGTAAGGCTGAGAACCAACCTTGTTCGTGCAAATCATCAGCTGGATTATGGGTAAGATGTCTTGATGATATAAAAGCATTTATAAGAGATAGAGCTTAATGACAAACAAGCAAACACTTGCAGAAAATAATAGAAGGTTGACAAGATTATATCATCAGAAATCTGATTGGTTAATTGCAGCCGCTTACAATATAGCAGGTGATAGAGAGAGTGCTAAGGACTTAGTGGCTGAACTCTACCTTTACCTCTCGGAAAAGATTAATCCTAAAATATGGTATGGTGCAGATGATTTCAATATGTTATACCTTTATTCATTTATAAAGAGTAGATATATTAATTCACTAAAGAGAAATGCTAAACTCCGTCCCTTATCTAATGAATGGGATACAAAGGATACTGAATACGATACCGATAGAGACATGAATATACAAAAGGTATATGATGAAGTAGTAAGTGAGATAGACGAATTACAAAAGACTAAATTATGGCCAGCTGCAAAGTTAGCAGAGATATACTTCTTTACACCCGATATGACATTGGACAGATTAAGTAAAGAGATTGGAATAAGTAAATCTACTTCATTCCTAAATGTACGAAAGATTAAACAACATTTCAGAAGTTCTAAGAAGAATCCTTTTATTGATGACTAATATCAGGATTACTTTCAGCCATATTATAACCTAATCCTGAGGGGTTTAACTACAAAGGTAAGGTAAAGTGTTAAAAGGTGTAAGATGTTTAAATAACACAGGAAAACAATGGCGTTTCAAAAAGGAAATAAACTAGCAACAGGAAGACCTAAAGGAGCAATCAATCGTTCAACCGAAATGATGAAGTTGAGTATTGCGCGTGCTACAAACAAAGTATTGGATAATCTACCAGCTATTATGGAAGATTTAATGAAGAAAGACCCAAAGGGTGCAGTTGATATTGCACTCAAAATGTTGGAGTTTCATCTTCCAAAACAAAGCCGAGTAGAGCTCAAAGGTGAAATTGAACAAAGAATTCAACAGATTTCCGTAAATATTACACAAAAGGAAATACCTAATGAGCAATCTTAATATAGATAGTACAGTATCGTATCAGCACATCAATGATTGTCCTACAAGGGTTTGTCATCTCATAGGTGGCTCGCGCTCGGGTAAAACGTATTCTGCAATCCAGTGGTGTATCGTACAGGCATTGCAAGGTAAAGAAGATATTACAATTGTAAGAAAGACAGTGCCAAGTTTGAAAAGGACGGTGATGAAAGATTTCAAAGAAGTAATGGAAGGTTTGGGTTTATGGTTTGAAAACGATTGGAATGCCACAGACCGTGTATATTCTTTTTATACGGGTTCTGAAATACAATTCATTTCAACAGATGACCCACAGAAATTAAGAGGGATTAAGAGTTCTATTTTATGGATAGAAGAAGCATCGGAATTAGATAGTTCTGCTTATTTGGAATTATCTATAAGAACTACTGGCAAGATTATCCTATCATACAACCCGACTATATCACCCTGGCATTGGTTAAGAGAAATGCAAGATTGTACGAGATACTTCACCAATTATAAAAACAATCCATTCTTAGAAAAGAGTGTGATTAAAGCGTTAGAGGATTTAAAGAATACAAATCCTAAAGCGTATCAAGTCTATGCATTGGGTGAGTACACAACGAATGAGAAAGCAATCTATGATTTTGAAATAGTAGAATGGTTACCGGATGATGCGGAGTTCATTTCGTATGGTTTGGATTTCGGATATAGCCAGGATCCCTGTGGCCTTGTTTCACTTTGGCGTATGAATGGTAATGAGATATACATCTTAGAACATCTATATGAAAGAGGAATGGTAACAAGTGATATAATAGAATTCTTAAAAGGGCTTGTTAATGGTAGAGAGGAGATATGGGCTGATTCCTCAGAACCAAGAATGATTGAAGAATTAAATAGAGCTGGATTTAATATAAGACCAGTAGTGAAAGGAAAGGATTCAATAAACTTTGGTATTGGTGTCCTTCGTAATTATAAACTAAAGATACCCAAAGCCTGTCAGAACTTAGTAAATGAATTTTATTCTTACGAATGGGAAACAGACCGCTTTGGTAGACAATTAGATAGACCGGTTGATTTTAACAATCACCTATTAGATGCAGCGCGTTATGTAGGAATGATGAGGTTATCACAATCCGCAACAAACAAAGGTAAATACTCAATTACAATTAGATAATATGGAAAACGAACAAGTAGACTTAGATAATTTAACTAAGGAGGATTTTATGGGAATGGCAGAATATGTAGCCCATACTGAAGCAATCAATAGGAAACTATTAGATGAATTAAGAGAAGCTAAAGCATCTTTAATGGCAACTGTTCATCAAAGGAATTCATTAAATAAAAAATTACAAACCTTAATGTTGGACAAGATAAATACAGTTGATATAAAAGCAGTAACATCAGTTCCAATTAATACAAACTTAGAGTTAATTAATCCTGAACAATATAGGGAAAAGAAAAACCAAAGATAATATGAAAGAGAAAAAAACAATAACGATAAGTGTACCAACTGACTGGAAAGCAGTAACACTAAGACAGTATCTAAAACTACAAGCTGACTTAAAAACATATGGTGACACCGATGAAGGGTATTTAGCAGCACTATTAGATAACTTATGTGAGTTTCCGCCACAATACCTATATGGATTAGAAGTAGGTGCATTGCGAAAGATACAAGCGGATATCACAAACTTTATGAACAATACTGAATTACCACTACAAAAGTTTATACAGGTAGATGGTAGAGAATATGGATTTGAACCTAACTTAGCTAATATGGCTTATGGTGCTTATTTAGATATTACTAAATGGGACACAATACAAATGGATGAGAATTGGGCAAAGATAATGAGCATACTATATAGACCAGTATTACATAAGACATCAGGCCTATATGAGATACAATCATATGCGGGATGGATAGATGAAGAAAAGTTTTTAGATGTAACAATGGACGTTCATTGGGGGTGTTTGTTTTTTTTTGTGCGTACGTTAGTGGACTCGTTGAGCGCTATCCAGAACTCTTTGATGGAGATGCCGGAAGTAGCACCCAGCATCAAATCAATTTTAGCAACAAATGGAAAAACTACGCCGCTCTCATCTTACTCGCAGGAGGAGATATCCGCAATATTGATGAAATCACTATCCAACCATTAGAGAAATGTTTATTATTTCTAGCATATCAATCAGATTATAATCAGTTACAAAACCTGCTACATAAAGAAATGATAGCAAAATCAAAATAATCAACTACAACTTACGAATTGATTGTTAAATTAGTAAAACATTTATATGCCAACTCCTGCTTATTTAGCCCGTTTTAAAGAAACCTCAGGTATTTATTTGGGGCCTACACGCGGTAAGAGCTCACCAAAAAATAATCGTAGAGCTTGCTTATGTGTGAATTCAAACACATATAGTAGAAAATGTTGCAATGGTGCATTAATTGAACAAGGTATTGGACAAACACAAGTACCATATTCACAAACACAGCAAAATAATTAATTAACATATGTCAATATTAAATAAAACCCAATTAGAAGCGGTAAATCAAGGTAACTTCCCCGATAACACACAAGGTTTAATTACCCCAGCGTTACTAAGAGATTTTAATACCGATATAATTGATAGTATGGTAATCACCGGTTCAGCTGGTGCTAGTGGCACTTCGGGTACTTCAGGAACATCAGGTGCAAATGGAACTTCGGGTATCAATGGTACGAATGGAGCAGCGGGTTCTAATGGAAGTTCAGGTACTTCAGGTATTTCAGGAACTTCAGGTATAAATGGAACTGCTGGAAGCGGTGGTACTTCGGGTATAAATGGAACATCGGGCATCAATGGAACATCAGGCACTTCTGGCACTTCGGGTATAAATGGAACTGCAGGAAGCGGTGGTTCATCAGGTACTTCAGGAACTTCTGGTACATCATTAGATTTCCCATTCACCGGTTCAGCACAAATCACAGGCTCTTTAGGAGTAACTGGTTCAATCAATCAATCAATAGGAGTTTATAGCGGAAGCTTAATCTCAAACATATACGATATATACACAAATGTACCGGCAGCAACAAATGTTATTACATTAACATCTGCTTCATACGCAACATTACTTTCATCTAATACAACTGACCCTAATACAATTTATATTATATCAGGTTCAAACTTAACTGCAGGTAGTAGTGGTACATCGGGTACTAGTGGAGTAAATGGTACAAGTGGAGTAAACGGTACATCAGGTACAAATGCGAGTGCAGGTACTTCAGGTACTTCAGGAACAAATGCAAGTGCAGGTACATCGGGTACATCAGGCACTTCAGCTACATCCGGTACGAGTGGCACTAGCGGCACAAACGGAACTGCGGGAAGCGGTGGTTCATCAGGTACTTCAGGAACTTCTGGCTCATCTGGTACAAGCGGTACTGATGGTACGGCTGGAAGTGGAGGTTCATCGGGAACTTCTGGAACATCAGGTAGTAGTGGTACGAGTGGCACCAGTGGTACTTCGGGTACAAGTGGTACAAATGGTACGGCCGGTAGTGGAGGTTCAG